TTTGAAACGAGCCATCTTAGAAGGATGGGACCGCGTTTGTATCGTAGAAGATGACATGTTTATTACGGACCTCCCGACGTTTCAATCGTCTTTGGCGACCTTTTTATCCACCCATGAAGTGTGGGACGTCTTATTACTGGGCGGAAACGTAGGCCCCCCTTATTTGAAAGAGCCTGGAGCTAGACGTGTCATGAATGCCCAAACCACCACTGCCTATGTTGTCCAACGGCATTATTATGAAACGTTGCTTCATAATTTTACACAAGGTTTGGCTCTGTCGTTGGCCTATCCTTCCAGAGACCATCGCATTGACATGTATTGGAAACGATTGCAGAGACAGGGGCGATGGTACATTCTAGACCCTCTCACCGTCCTTCAACGAGAAGGATATAGTGATATTGAACGAACGACAACCAATTACCAGAGCATGATGTTGTCCTACAAAGAATAAAACTCGTGAACCAACTTAGAAAATGCCATGGGACTTTCCAGCACTTGGGTCGGCGACATGCGAGCAAACCACTCAAATTTAGGTCGCCGCAAAACCTCGTCTCTTGGTACATAAACACCATAAATATCCTTTGGAAGCGACAGAGGCGTCGTTTCTACCAAGTCTTGGAGCAAGACAGGGTCGCCATTTTTCTTTTTTATGCCAATCTTGGCTCCATCTACGATGGTACATCCACTCTTCTTCAAATAGGCATGAATACTTCCATGAAAATCCATGTGATTGGTCTTGTCCAAATACAACTTTTCTAAATAATCTATGCAATTTTTCATCAAATGACATCGTTTCTTGCATCCCATCCACGTCAATCCAGGCACGTATGTTCCTGCATGAGATGTATGATTGATTTCTTCTACTACAAACATTTTAGACTGATAAAGGTCCAACAAGTTTTGTTTACACAAGAATGATTGAGGAACAAACATGCCTCCATATTGATGAAGAATCATGCACATGCCTAATTGACGATAATGACTTTTCATGGGTTCGGCCAAGTCGTCCAATTCAATGTTCCAAGATAAAAGTCGGCGAAAGACGTCGTCATCCACTAAACAGACATTAAAATGAGGTTGACAGTTATCATAGATGCTTTTCATGGTAATTTGAAGGTAGGGTTGGTTTAAAGATACTGTATTTCTAGAATAAAAAGATTCCCAATTTCTTGCGTTGACTTCCGTAGAGGTATGTATCCACAAGATGGGTTTTTGAGCTTTCATGTTATCACCAATAAAATAGTCCGATACGAGTTGATAGTGTTCGTTGCTGTCAAAATAATCGTTTGCTTCCTTGTAATAACTATAAATGTATTTTGAAATCAACAAGGCAGTTATGAAAATAATTATATTGGCATACATGTTTTATACCAATAAAATATGTATGTAAAGTATGAATAAAATAGGCGTTCTTGTTGTATTCCTTGTTGTTGTATTGTTGTATGTTGCATGGCCTACAGTAGAAGGTGGATTCTTTGGCGGCGTAGTCAAACAGGGCAAAAAGACTAGGAAAAATAATGACGACATTATGAGAAAACGAAACAATAAAACGGAATCTACATTTGATGGTTTAGGAAAATCTATTAACAACCTTTTTAAATGACCGCCTACAGTATGGTAGGAGTCTTTTTATGTTTACTACTTTTATTTCTTGTCTTATGTGTGTACTGGATGCGTACACAAGAAGGATTCATTGGATTGACGGATTCCATTCCTATGGAACCCATGAAAGAATTCATCCAACATGATTTAGACTCGCTTAACGGAAAACGGCTTTTGTACATTCTGTATGCGACAGTAGGAACCTCCAATACGTTGATAGATAAAAAAATAAAGGAGTTGAAACTGGATAGTGAGTATACCATTGTGCGAGTGTTTCCTGTCTCTAACACCGTGGTAGCAACGTCTCTGTTTTCTCATTTTTATCAGCATCAAATGGTCTATGATGAAATTACCATACTTACCAACAACATTACGACTACCAAAAAAGACAACACTCAACTCATTACATTTGTCAACACCGATACACCATGGTACAGAGAGGTCATCAACATCATCACCAAATATAATGTCGTGGTATAATATGAAATATTGGAAAACCATCCTATTTGTCCTGCTATGTTTCATGATAGTAAGTTATCCTATCATGGAAGGAATGACGAGTGAAGAATGCAATACCCAGTATACCATGAGCGAATCACTTTCCGACACGGAACGAAACAATAATTTTGCAAAATGTATGCGAAAAAATTAATGTAAAAAAGCACATAAATTCTCTATGCATGATTTGGACAGCTTGCGTTTCTTTTCGCCATACGTAAACGTCTTCAAACATTCCTTGTTCTCTTTCAAGGCTGTCGTCAATGTATACAGACTGGGATAGACTTCCAACAGGGCTTTGGCAGTCACCGTGCTAATACCGGGTATTTGCGACAAGAGTACAATGTTGATGTTTTCCGGTGTAAGTTTGTCCTTCTTTTTGGTCTTTAACGTAGAGACATATTCATGCGGGTCCGATTCTTTGACAACCTTTTCCATCAACAATTGAATGTACTCTACGGTTTCATCTATGGAGGCCGTCTGTACAACAGAAAATCCCTTGGTAAACCACAAGGAAATCATGGCAGACATGAGCCCCTTTTTAGAAATGGATTGTTCCTTGTCAAGCGACCCTTCAATCAAGTATACAATACGGTGCGGTGGAAGGTTAGACTCCAAGAGACGGAAGGACTGTTCTTGATAACGCCCATCGCAAATGCTCGCCGATAAATCTGCGACCGTTTTTCGTTCCAGGATGACCAGGTCCTGTCCATCTTTCTGTATACAGACATCTCCCAAAATAAGATTTTTTGTCTCGGCTGTCAGACGAGACAAAAGTGCTTTTTCACGGTAATCAATGATAAGCGTCATTCACACTTTCTTCAGCATGTATACATTTATATCCTTTACCAAACTTCATAGGCATCAATGTCCATCAGGTCTTCCGCTGCATCTGTGGTCTTGAACTGAAAGAATTCGGGTCGGAGGAGCTGTGCCTGAGGCGTATGATTGTGTACGGAGAGAGCAATCATGCGGTACAATTCAAAATCAGGGTACCTCTCGGTTCCATCCTCGGAAAACACTACACTGTCTCCATTATCATCTGTGCACCAATCCAAAACGACACTGTGAAAAGGTTCCTCTTCGGAAACACATTCCAGCATGGAACACGCCAACCGGCACAAGTCAAAACTAGGATTGGGTTCTACAACAGGCTCGCTCTTGTCCAGATACGGCTCCATGTTGTATTGGGTCGCAGCATCCCCATCTTCATGGTAGCTATCTGAAATGACCAAGCGTTTTTGAAACGTATAAATGGACCGGCCGTAATCAATGACATGAAAGAGTTTTCCATAGGTTGGAACCTTGTATACCGTACTGTTATACTTGTAAAAAAGATACTCTTTGTCCGTATACGAATACATAATGTTGTTGGTATGTAAATCGTTGTGGGTAAACTGAAACACCTTCTGATAAGTGACCAAAATCATAATGACCTGCATCATACACGCCTCCAACTCCTCGTTGGTCATTTCATCAATGATATCGTCCAACGTCTCCTCATATTTTTCCATGAGAATGACATGCGTCGGGAATTTATGAAGAATGGCTTGCAGACCCATTCCATCGTCCGAGGGAGTTGTAATGGAATGAATGGAATCGTCCAATGAATCAAAGGTGAGTTCTACTACCTCATCGGAGACACACAGCTTTTTTTTAGACGTGCGCGAATCTGAAAACGAATAGTCCCGGCTCAACTTGTACAAGACATCCTTGTTTTGATGAAAGAAGCTACAATCTTCCAAATGTTCCAAGTCATCTTCAATCAAATACGGAAAATTCTTTTTCATCCCCAAATAACTTCCATAAAAACGAGTTCCGTGGATGAATCCCTTGTCTTTCAAACGACTGGTCAGGAATGTAAAGAATCCATCCACATAGGATGAATTGTTGACATCTCCCATTTTAGGATGAGGAATCTCGCGGAACGTGGGTAGCGTATACGCATAGTCTTGGTACTTTCCTGTCAGATAGCGAAGCGGGTCTAAAATGGGAGAAAACTTGACAAACAAAGGCTCGTCCCCATAATACAAAATGTCCTCCTCATGGACCTTTCCTAAGGGATGATTGTTTTCCAATTGAATGGAATTCCAATTGAGGTCGCTCAATTCAAAAAAACGAGTGTAAAGAGGAATGTAATTTTGCAACAACTCGGTGTTCAATACCTCATTCAACTCCGTCGGAACAGGAACCTTCTTATAACAAAGCATATACAACCAAACTATAAAAAGTTGTAGATTTTTAAACACATTTTTTCCTTAACTGGAGCGGGTTCGGTTCATGGATGCCACGTTGTCGCTTGCACCGCGCATTAATACCGGAAGACTGTCGGGAACATCGTCGGGGGACTGTGTCGTATGCATACCCATTCGCTGAGACTCTACGATGGATTCCAAGTTGCATCCAACAAATTCAAACGTCCATCCGCACTCTTCTGCTCGCTGAATCAGAGCCTTCACTTCTGCACTTGTCGTAGAACTGGAATTGTCTTCGCCATCCGTTATGTAGATGACGGCCAGAGGTCGGTCCGACGTGAGAATTACGTAGCGAACGGCATCATAGGCGGCCGTCATGCCGTTGGGATGATATGGTGTTGTATCACATATTGGGTCATCAATAGGAATGTTGGTATAAACCGGTGTTATGAAGAGGTTGAATTTTGTCAATGAAATGCGAATTGGGAGACCATCGGCTCGCTGAACGTGCACAAAGGTCTTGACGGCTTCCGCAGGTTCTCTGCCGCGCGATGCCATGCTACCTGTCTCGTCCAGCAAAATGTGAACGTCTAAAGGAGCCGTAGGGTCGGCCCGCGGCAAATCCTTGTTGAGGTCGTAGTCCATTGCCTTGGTATGATACACGCTGTTCTCCGCTATGGCATCCAGAGCAGGCATGTCCATATCACCAGGCTGCATATCTACAGGATGCATGTTATTGTAGCCGGTCGCGGAACGCATGGGAACATACATAGACGCCATCAGGAATGAAAGTAAAAGGACATTTTTTATGATTCAATTTTATTCTACCATGTACACATGTCCCGATCCAAAGATAAATCGGCAGCAGAAGCAACAGAAGAAGGCGTAGAATCACTACAAGTACTAGATGAACTAGATGCACAAGAAGAACAAGAAATGGACCCTGCACTAAAAGCTCAACTAACCACACTAGAAGCGAGACTACAAGAGGACCCTCCAAGAGAAGAAATATATATTGTAGGGAACCGTAAGATTCACCGAAAAATAATCATACTACGTGTTCATGGAAGATTCCAAACATTTTTAATTTCATCCGGTAAATCCAATAAAGGTTCTCATTCCTACCCTGGATTATGCTATCCTATCACGCATATAACCACCAAGATTTATGGAGACGACGTAAGGAGACGATGGTACGGTAAACAAAGTTCTGTTTGTTTAATGCCTGATTCACAGGAGTATGCGTTTAAACCATTTCACGACATGAGACATAGATTTGAAACAGATGATATATGCCTAAAACCAGGTAATAGGCTATTTAAATGGCAATATTTTTTATTTCGTGATTTTGTGAGACATTATGACCCAAACGCATGGGATTGGCTTTTGAATTGGTCTGACATATCAAGACAATCCGTTGAAGTTGGCCAACAAATAAAAAGAGTCGTTTACAAATTGGTTCATAGTCTACGTTATTTTCGTAAAATGTCGGACCAATATTTTGCAACCGAAGAACAAATTGTATGTAGTGCTGCTCTTAGTCTAGAGGATAGTGCGTGGAGTCGTCCCGAATTGATTGATGTAAGAGAATTCATACGCCAACGAGACCCGGATTTATTTAGGTATTATCGTGCTGTACGAGATCGGGAAGGTATAGTTGTTACTGAAGCTTTTTTAAGAAGACGTATGGAAGCCCGACATGCCATACTATTACGTAGGACAGGAATAGATTACCGTACCATGTTGACAGAAAGAGACACAGACCGAGGCGCTCACGATGAAACACATGAACAAGCCCTTTTAGCACAAATGTTAAGTACAAAACATGTATTTGCTGGGTTTGAACCTCTTGACGAAGACGTTTTGCAAGAACCTATTTTTTCTCCCCATCTTCCTCCCTATGAAGCTCGTTATAGTAAACCTTTAGGAGATACGCAAGATGATAGCGATGATAGTCTCCAACCAGACACGCATGCACGCAGAAGTAGAAGCAGAAGCAGAAGCAGAGAAAGACTCGGTGGTACACGGTATACACGAAAAGTTCACTTTACATATCCTAAACGAAAGAAGGTGAGAGGACGAACTGTAAGCCGAATGAATTTGTTCCGTACACGTAAAGAATTTATACGTTGGTGACCCGCGGCAAATCTTTGTTGTAGTACTTTGCATTGGTATTGTAGCAGGTCGCGGAGCGCATGGAAACATCGCCATTAGGCATGACGGTAAAATGTCATTTTTAGGAATCAAATTATTCTAACGTGTATACATATGCCCAAGTCTAAAAGTAAATCTAAAGCTAAAGCATCCGCAGCCAAAACTAAAGCATCCACAGCCAAAGCTAAAGCATCCGCAGCAGAAGCATCCGCAGCAGAAGCATCCGCAGCAGAAGCGTCAGCAGAAACGCCGGCAACAAAGGTACTAGAATCATTAGAAGCACTATACGCGATAGAAGCACAAGAAGAACAAGAAATGGATCCAGCACTAAAAGCTAAACTAAAAAAACTAAAAACACGACTAATAAAGAAACCTCCAAATGAAGAAGTATATCTTGTAAACGAAGGTCCCTTGGTACGAAAATTATTCATACTACGTGTTCATGGAAGATTCCAAACATTTGTAACTTCATCTGGATTGTCCAATAAAGGGGCTCGTTCCTATCCTGGATTATGTTATCCTATCACGCATATAACCACCACAATAGGTGACGGCGGAGTAAGGAAACGATGGTATGGTAAACAAAAAGAGAATTGTTTAATTCTTGGTTCGCGTTTAGGAGAGTATGAGTTTAGAGGAATGGATGACATTAAGAGCCGATATGAAACAGATGATTTATGCTTAAAACCGGCAGTAAGACTATTTAAATGGCAGTATTTTCTATTTCGTGATTTTGTCAGACATTATGATCCAAACGCATGGGATTGGCTATTGAATTGGCCTGTCATATCAAGACAACCACCCGAAATTAGCAAACAAATAAAAAGAGTCGTATATAAATTATTTCATAGCCTGCATTACTTTCGTGAAATGTCAAGTCAGTATTTTGCTACAGAAGAACAAATTGTATGTAGTGCTGCTCTTAGTTTAGATGATAGTCCCTGGAGTCGTCCTGAATTGATAGAGTTGAAAGAATTCATACGTCAACGACAACCTGATTTATTTGCGTATTATCGTGCTCTACGAGATAGAGAGGGTATCGTTGTGTCCGATGCGTTTTTAAGAAAACGTATGGAAGCCAGAAATGCCATACTTTTGCGTAGGACAGGAATAAATTACAGTAGAATGCTGACGGAAAGAGACCCAGACCCAATTTCACCAGATGAATCAAACGAACAACTCCTTTTATCACAAATGACAACTTCTAAACATTCGTTTGAACGATTTGCACCTCTTGACGAAGACGTTTTGCAAGAACCTATTTTTTCTCCCAAACTTCCTCCCTATGAAAGTAAACCTAGTAAACCTCGTTATGTTGAACCTCCGAAATTTTTTAGAGACGCAAAAGACAATAGTCTCCAACCAGACCCACCTGCACGCAGCAGCAGAAGCAGAAGTAGAAGCAGAAGCAGAAGCAGAAGCAGAAGTAGAGAAAGACTCGGTGGTGCACGGTATACACGAAAAGTTCACCTTACATATCCTAAACGAAACAAGGTGAGAGGGCGAACGGTAGGTCGAACAAATTTGTTCCGTATACGTACACGTAAAGGATGATTCATGCGTCGGGGAACAGGTTTGACAGATACATGGTGCGGTGAACGTTTTTTTTCTATCTCCTCATATGAGGCATATTTACCTAAATGATACAGATAACGATAACAAAACCGCGGAAATTTTACGACAGTATACTTGCCGAACAAATAGGTGGACACAAAAATCTCTTCCATGACGTAGTCTGGAAAAGTGGACTTTTCATAGAGTTGATGTTTTGTATACTCGTCTAGAATTTCTTTGGAAACGTTATACGGAAGTACTAAACCTTCATGGTCGCAATTCGTCAACTTGTATTGGTGTGTATACACATAGTTCATAAAGTGTTTATCTTTTTTACATGCATTGAACCATTCCCAATCCGAAGAAGTCTCTAGGAAAGTCTTGTAATACTCCTCATAGTCTTCTTTAGAAATAACATCTTGTTTTTCTTGAAG